CCTAAAATATACATATCTAATGATAGTGGATTGCGTTCTTCAGTAGTAGCTACTGTTGGTGTAGCTAATATTTCACGAACAACATCTTGTGTAACATATATTTTTGATATTGAACCATAAGTAGAAGGTAAAGATAATGCTCTTACCATATAGTCTTCTCTAGTTACAGCGCGTAATTGAGATTGATAAGCATAAAAGGCATTATTACGAATTTCTTCAACTTGATCACCGTTTCTTCCACCAGATGATGGAAAAGGGTTAGTTACAGCTAAACTATTTAAAATAGTAGTAGATAATGCATTTGATACTCCACTAGGAAAATTAGCATTAGAAGATACAATTGTTGTAATAGTATTAGAAGCAACATTAGAAGTAATACCACCACCTACTAAATATCGTACAGTAATATTACTACTTGGTGCTAAACCATATTCTTGAGTAAAAAATACAGATGCTTGATTAAAATTGTTATATAAATTAGATATACCAGGTACTAATCCAAGTTGAATATTATCTGGATTAGGTAAAATATTATTATCTGTAGCATTAGCAATGCCTGCTCCAAACTCAAGTTGAAGCGTATTATTAGATAAAAAACGAGATACATAACGACGAGGTGCTCTTTTCAGTTGTACTAAATAAGGTACTCCATCACTTCCTGATGTAGGGTTTTCTACTTTATCAAATATAGTAGATTGGGCTAAATAAGGCACTTCATACCAATTATTACCTTGAGTATCAGTAGCATCTAATATTTGTAATATATTTGTATCTGTAATAGTAGATATTGAAAATTTTTCTGGTGTACTAAAAGATAATGTTGTAGATTTAATTTCAGCAGAAATTGCTTTAACTGATTTTTTAAGTAAATAATAATTATTATCTACAAAAGTAATTTCCATACTACCTGTATCTCTAAAATCTACTTTTTGAGTAGTTAAAAATTTAGTACTACCTGCCGCACTAAGCTGAGCATTTTCAGGGACAACTAAAGCATAATTATAATCTGGCTGTAAAATTCCTCCTGAACCTGTTGTAGGTATTAGTTGAAATATATCTATATCAGCAATAGAAGCATATGAAACTTTAGGACGATATCCTAACATATATGATAAAGCAAATAAATTTTCTTTTTCCTTAGCATATAATAAAAAATTTTCTTGTATTTGATTATCTAAATAAAATGAAGTTACATCACCTATATATGAAGCCATTTCAATAAACAAATTACCTGGTGTTGCTTCGGTAAAATCATTATATACAGTTGGAAAATAAGTTTTAGCATAATTTATTAAATTAGCTTTAAACTCAGGAAAGGTTTTATTTAAATATGATATATTATTATCTGCCATTTTATATAAATTGTACTATTACTTGATCTGCATTTTGAGATATTCTTATTCTATATTTAACTATAACTGATATAGCATTATTATTATATTGAGGTGCCTCTTCTACTACTATATCATCAAGTTGTACTTCGGGTACAAATATAGATACATTAGTATTAATTAAATTTTTAATATCTTCTTTTATATCATCTGTTATACCTTCAAATAACACAGTTCCTAAATCAGCACCAAATTCAGGATTCATTATTCTTTCACCCTTATTAGTAAGTAAAAGATTAATTAAGTTAGATTTAATTTGGTCTTTAGTACTATACGTACTATTAAATGGACCGGCAACACCACTAAAAGGTAAAGATACCCCAATAGCGATATTACCTTGTAAATCTAAAGGATTAACACGTGTTATAACTGATGTAGGCATATTAATCTAATTGTCTTAGTCCTGATCTATCTTGTGCAGTCATATTATTTGCTGCATCATTAATAAATGCTAAATATGGATTTATTTTATCACCAGTAGATGGATTAATAGCATCTATTACTTTTAGATCATTGCGTTGAGGTTGTTGATAACCAAACATAGCTCCCATTTGATTACGCAATTGTTCACGAATATTACCACCTCCAACTATATTATTACTAGTAAATGTTGCTGTTTTAGATTCATTTAACTGTGGTTTTTGTAATAAAATTTCAGATAATTCTTCACGAACTGCTTCAGCTACAGCTTCTTTAATAATTTGTTTAAATGCTTGGATTTTCATATATATAAATATTTTAACCTATTAAATTTTCACGATCTATTACTAATTTTAGTTGCTCTATTAAATCATTTGGATCTAATGTAAATGATGGTTCGCTTTTTAATACTTCAATATTATCTGTATTAATTGCTACTGCAAAATGACGTTTATTACCTGCTACTACTTTTGCTTTAGGACCTGTTTCTTCTCGTATAGCAAATTTAAATCCTTTATATGAACCATAATTTGCTGTTCCAAATGTTATATTAGATAAAGCTAAAGAAGTAGTATCACTTTTGTTTTCTAAAATTCCGTTTATATCTAGTAATTGAGATTTATAATCATTTAATATTTGTATTGCTTTTTCTAAACTTACTATAATAGTTGGTAATAATGCTATTAATACATTTAATATTTTTAAAGCAGGTTCATATACTCTTCGTCTAAAAGTTTCTTTTGGAGGTGTTACTATGTCAGGTGCTGGGGATGGAGTTGGAACGGCAAGTAAGGAAGGTGCAATTGCATTTACAATAATGCCAAATATACTAATATAAATAGATATATTTTTTAATTGTTCATTAATTCTAGTAATTTTATCTTCATTATTCTGTATTACTCTTATAGCATTATCTCTAGATAATTTAGCATTATTTAGTTTAATTGGGTCATTAGATTCATTTGCTGCTATTATTATTTTATTAGTATCATCTACTAATTTTTTAATAACATCATTTTGAGCTATTATTTCAGCAATTTTATCTGTTAATATTAGTGTTAAAACAGGTATTAAAGATTTAGTAGCACTTTTTAATGCTGCTTTTCTTTTTTGTTGTCTTGCTTTACGTTTTTCTGCTTTAGTTCGTTGTTTAGCTTTTGCTCTAGCTTCTTTACGTTTTTTTCTTTTTTCTTTTTGTTTAGCAAATGGATCTTTTAAATAATCATCTATTGCTTTTTGGTTTTCATTTTTTCTTTCTTGAAGATTTTTTTCATATTCTTTATAGTTGAATTTTTCAATAGCAACTAATTTACCATATTCTTCATCATTTAATTCTGCTGGTACCTCTACTACAACTCCGTTTTGGATTTTTTTAGTAGGGGTGTGGCGCTTATCAAGTAAAAGTAAATTTTTATTATATTTAATTTCAGCTTCAATTCCTTCTTTAATTAACTCAGCCTTTTGTTTATACAAACGAGCTATAGTAGATTGTGTAGCAGCAGCTATTGCTTTTTGCTTAGCTACATTTTTTAACTGATCACCAAAAGCTTTAGGATTTTGAGCTTTATCTAGATTATTTAATATACTAGGTGATACTAGGCTAGATACATTAGTAGGGGGAGGGGTAATATTTGATAAATTATCTGCCATTATACTGTAAATACTTTATCTGATTGAATAGTTTCTAGTTTATCTATTAAATTAGCTACATCATTAAATAATTGGATACCTCCATCATTTACTGCAGGTATAGGTAAAGATCCATCTGAAGTAATAGCGGTAGCTGAAGCTAAATATCCTGCTAATTGTCTTAATGTATTACACATTTCTAATAATAGATCATGTGTTTGTCCACCTAATAATACAGGTTCGTCAGGAACTGTACCATTTAGTTTTGTACCTAGTAATATTTTTGAATTTTTATTTTTTCCTTCTATATTAAGATGAATGTTTTTACCAGCATTTAAAATAATATTATTATCTGTATTTAATCCAATATCTGTTTTAGCAAATAGTAATACTTCATCTTTTTTAGAATTAATAGTTACTCTATCACTATTTAATATTACTTGAGAATTAATATAACTTTCAGGAGATAGTGTTTTAAAAATAGGATTTATAATCAAAGCTCCTGGAAGAAGTGGAATTTTTTGGGTAGATGTCATATAAATAGAAGACATCTCTTTATTTATTTCCTCAACATTTGGAGCTAAAGATCCAGTATCAGTAGTTATATATCCGTTTATTAATATAGTAATAGGATCACCTTTTTGACCAATAGTACTCCATTCATTTTCATCTGATCTATTTTTACTAGTGGTTCCAAATCTGATTCCACTTC